ATTGTGCCTGTTCGTTTGTTTTGTAGAATTTTAATGATGTAATTTTACTATTAACTGTTGATGGTTTAGGAATTTCCACCTTCTTCTTCGCTGTGCTCATCTATCACCTTTTTACTTCCAATATTATATTTTGCTGTTAATGTCCACTCTTCTTTTTCTTTATATGCTAGAATTTTTAATTGATTTAGTGGAACTACTAATTCGGTTGTCCTCTCCGAATCTACTAATACTATAAGACCCCATTCAGATAATAGGTTCGATATTGTATTTCTTCTCGCTTGATCATTTTCTGAAAAATTTGTAGGTTTGCCGTCAAGGGCAAATAATTCTTTAAAATGGACAATAAAATATCGTCCTTGTTTATGTAATATATGACATGATTGATATAAGGTTTTATCTTTTCTTGATGCAACACCTATTCTTGTAAGTGTTTCTCTAATCTTTAAAAAATCATCGGGTTCTTTTAATGTACATTCAACCATCTCTTCTATGTTTATAGTCATTTGATTTCTCCATTCCACCTTTTGCAAGTTTACTCTTAATCTCTTCGATGTCCTCACTAGTGAGAACTTCTAAAGCCTCTTTTGCTTTTTCATTACCGAAACCAAAATATGTTTTGACTATTTCTAGATTATCAATTTTGTCTGGTTTCAACCATTTAGACCACCTTTTTCGCGGTCTAATGTTATTTAGTAAATAATCGAATTGGAGTTTGTTGTCAAGGAAGTGTAACCTATTCATTTCATTGACTTGTATGACTGTATCCTGAAAAAAAGATAATCCCCTGTTAATCAGAAAGGGAATATAGTCCTTTTCTGATAGAGAATTATCCTTCATGACATTTTTAGAGTCATTTATTGCTTTTATAAAATCAAATGGTCCCATCTTTATATTATACCATCAAAAAAGAAATTGTCAAGGCTAGTAGGAATTCTATCTCTAGCCAATTTTGCATATTCTTCTGATATGTCTATTCCAATATATTTTCTATTCAAATCTTTAGCAACCACACAAGTTGTTCCACTACCGACAAAAGGGTCCAATACTACTCCTTCGGGTGGACAGGTTGCAAGTATAGGAACTTTAATCAATTCAGGTGGATATACAGCAAAATGTGCTCCTTTTACCTCTCCTCCTGATGCAGATATATTCCAAACCGTAAACATTGGCCTGGATGGACATTTACCGCTATCAATTAATTGCTGATAATTAAAATCCTTGTTTTCACCTAAAGATTCTCTCATTCGTGTATAATTTTTATCTTGATTTTCTGAACTAAAAGAGTACCCTTCTTTTTCTGTTGATCCAGTATCCTTGCGGGTTGACAAATTATTGCTTCGAAACATTCTGCGGAGACTACTTTCTCCCCACGGCTCAAGTATAGGAACACGATCAAAGTAATATCCCTTGAGTTTTTTTACAAACCAGAATATTTTTTCGTGATTCGGCCAGAACTTATCTTTAACGGATATTGGTTGTGGATTCGGTTTATTCCATATAATTTCATTACGCAAATACCATCCACAATCACTCATTGCAATCTCAAAACGAGATGGTACTTGTAATAATTTCTTTTCATTGTAAGTATCTCCAATATTCACCCAACAAGAACCAGTAGGTTTTAATACACGATGAACCTCATCAAATACTTTACATAAATTAGACACAAAAAGGTCAACTGAAGATTCCGCTCCAATTTGATCTGAATTCTTGTAATCTCTTAAATTATAATACGGTGGAGAGGTAATACACATATCCACCGATTCGTCTTCAAATGTCTTTAATACATCGACATTATTTCCTACATATATTTCATTCATTCTATTTGACTATTAATATTTCATGCGACTTCTTGGGATCATTACCAACTACTTTTTTATTCTTGCCTATTCGTTTCTCACCAAGCGCATATGAATAATGCCATGCAGGATAATATTGTTTAAAATCTTTATAGTATTCACGAATGGTTTCACAATTATTATAAGATAAAATAAATTTACCTTCGTGATTATGTAACAAATCTCTTAATAATTCATGATTAAATCCGGTATGATGCACATCAATATTGGCATTTGGATACATCCCCTTAAACATTTTATTATCTTTGTCTTTCTCCAAATAATAAGGTGGATCTAGATATAGAAAATCTTTTGAATATCCTGGAATCACCTCATCGAAAGATCCCTTTTCTACTGTCAGATTTGAATTTTTATATTCTCGTATTCGTTTAATAGTCTTATTCCATTTATCTTTATTTGCATATATTTTACTTATCCAACCAAGATACATTGGTCCGTATGACAAATTATGGTTATAGAAATAAAATGCAGCTGCATCTAAATCTGAAAATTTAATAGGGGTTCTCTTATAATAGTCAGTATGCCAACTACTTAACATATCTTGAGTATATTCCCAACAAATCAGTTCTTCTTTAATCGTTGCATAAAACTCTTTTGTAGGTTCAAGTGTATTAAGTTTATCTGCGAGAGCATCCGAATCGCGCAACAAAACCTTCCAGAAATTAGTTAATGCATCAAATATGTCATAACCAATAACAGGAAGGTCCATCTCAGATGACCATCTCGACTCTAAACTTCCGCCACCCATAAATGGCGATACTATTCGTTCTGGTAAAGTTGGTATATGTTCATTAATAATCTTATATGCTTTGGACTTTCCTCCAGCATATCTCATGGGAGTTTTCAAACTTTACCTTTTCTCTTATTGGTATAATCAGCAAAGGATTCTTTAATCCGAATAGGCATAGACCGCTTCGAACCATCCTCTTGAAAGTTCCAAACTGGAAACTTACTTGTCGTTTTAAGATGATACTTAATACAATCTTCTTCAATTTCTTTAGAACTCATTAGTACCATTTTAGTTACTATCCCAGTTGCGCCCATGAATTCATGTTCAAAAGGTTCATCATATTGCATCCATATTTGAACAACATTTCCTTTTTCCATCTCTTCTCTCATAAGAAGATTGATACCAAACCGAGTTTGAGAAGGATCATCTAATCCAGCAATACCATAAAATAACATACAAGAATGTAAACCATCCTCACCAGAAGTTTGACCAATCTTCATTACTTCACCATTAATCACCATGAAATAACAAATTGCTAATTTTTCTTTAACAATCTTTTTATGTTCTGGTAAAGTTTTAAGTGAAAGTTTTCTTTTATAACGGACATATTTTTTACTCCCAGTTTCACTATGATGATGTACTATATCGCCAACATAAAAAGCGTTAGGGAATTCAGAAATTTTCATAATCTCTCTCATTTAGATTAATAATATTTTACCTTAAACCACTCCAATTCATAACTGGATCATTATACATTTCTTCCTGTTCTCGACAATATTGTAAATATCTCGCGTCGTCTGCTTCCAAATCTGCTTGAAACTCTTCTTCAGAATCAGGCATACACTCTTCTTCTTTTGTTTGTTTACTCATGTTTCCCTTAATTTAAATTTATTTTTGTAAAGAGTTGTCGGATTCTCTGACAACCAATTCTTAGGTGCCTCTTCTGCACACTTCTCAGAACAAGCAAACGCAAGATCTTCACTAAGATTCCAATGATGTCCTATGTCTATCCCTTTTGATATTCTCTCACCACAATTACTACAAATCATTTTATTCCATATGCTTTTGCAAGAGTAGGAATATCTTTAACTCCACAGGCATTCCAAATTGCCATACCCTCTGAACCAATTTCCCAGCGAACACGTTTGTTTACCAGTAATTCAATTCTGTTAAACTCTTTCACATCCATCTCAGTCGTTCTATCTGTTATAGTTATCTCGCCACCATTTCGTTTGAGGTAATTCAGTCTCCACCAAAATTGTTTCGTTGATTTTATTTTCATAATTAATCCCTTTCTTATTCTCTACCTATATTATACCACAGGTTAAGGGCAAAAGTCAAGGCTTTATTTCTTAATAATCAATAATTCTGTTCCTACAGTCTGTTTTTTCCCTGATGAAGCCATACTCGCCTTCTTGTAATCTTTTTCAACCCACTCGTACTTATCTTCTGGATACCACTCTTTCATTTCTGGAAATTCATAGTAACTTAGAATCCATTTACTCTCACAATTATTCAACATATCTGCCAATTCTTTGTGCTTCTCTTTTGTGAAATTGTGAAATGCGTAGAGATTTTCTGTTCCGTAGTATGGTGGGTCTACATACAAAAAAGTTCCAGAGTCATCAACTGACGGAATGAAATCTTCAAATGACTGAGATACTACTTTGATCTTTTCTAGTTTTTTCTGAACTTTTGGATTCTTGACTCTGCCTGTAAAGGAATTATACTTTGAATTATATTTCCCTTTAAGATTAACATATTTCACTTTCTCCGACATAATACCGGAAAAGCATTGTGTAATGATATATGCATATTCTGCTGCCAATTCAAAATCTGGCATATCAATATTGTTGCCGGAATTTATAACTTCAAGAACATCTTTCTTGCATCGATAAAACTCTTCTTCATCTTGAGCACCGCGAGATTCTAATATCGGAATGAACTTCTCATACTCACTGCAACAATACAGAAGATTTGCCATCTGACTATTGAAATCATTATAGTGAACATCATCAACATTTATATTACCATTGATGTATGTCCACATTGCACCGCCGAATACCTCCGCGTATCTTTCAAAGTTTTTTGGAAGATATTTTGATATCCACTTTGCTTGTCTATATTTACCGCCTACATATGCAAACATTTTTTCCTTTTAAAATAGTGTTGCGTGAGGGGATTCATCCAAATCAATAAGAATGTTACCATCTACATCAACTATACCCCGCTCAGTTGGTCTACCCCCATCTGCTGGGTTTCTAGTTCTCAGTTGAGCATGAAAACCTTTAAATTCAACAATATCTTTGTATCTTCTACTGAAATGTTTATTCATCCATTTTATTGTTTTAACCCAATTCGCATGCAAAGTTTTTCTTTGGTTATGAAGATTTTCAACGACAACGTGCTGAATGAATCCATATAGTTCTACTTTTTTTCCATATTGGTCATAAAGATCAATGATTCTCTTCATGTAAACATCAATATGATCGGTTCTAGATATGTTAAACCCTATTCTATCAAAATAAGGTTTCGATAAATCTTTACAATACCCTTTGTGTGGCAATCCCATCTTTTCACTAATCCTACCTGCCATAGGTCCATCCAATGCTCTCACATTATCATCTTTGTGATTAGTTTTTCTCCATTTATTGAGAAGTTTCTCTATTTGTTCTCTTGATTTTGATCCATTTGTCATGAATTTGAGAGCCTTCCTAACTTCCTCATCATCTTGCCAATGGAAAGATTTTGCATATCTTGCTTCAGACAACCCTTTCAAAATTGAACCTTCAGTATTCGGGATACCTTTTGAAGTGTGATCTGCACCGGCATTTAATCTTCGTTTCCACAAAGCCTTCCAGTAATCATCTTCAAATTTCACATAATCTACAAAATAGGTTTCAATGTCTCTTTTATCAAAATAATGACATCTTCCATAACCTGAGATAAGTTCATCTCGGCCATCTTTTCTTTTTTCTACAACCATAACCTCTTTGTCATACAAAACACCATTATGAAATGTTAGACCCTCATGATCAGTATCTTCTAAATCTTTTACTCTTGGATTTAATGAAATTCCCCCATTATCTACTGTAACAAGATTTTTTAATGCAGCATGATTTCTATCAAGCCACTCCATTCCTTCGCCATAGTTTGGCGGATTAACTTTCAGCGAACGCTGAATATCGTATTGTATTTGCATCAGTTATACTCCAATTGCATTATTTAAATTCACAGTCTACCATCATCTCTGTGAGACAGGCGACTAAATTAATTTCTTGATCTGCTACAAAAGCAGATTTGTATTGATATTCTGCAATGATAAGAACAGCTTGAGGAATTGAAGTATCCTTGAGATGTTCATGTATTCCATCATAAATCTTTCGAAAAATCCTTACTGGATCATTATCGCCATTTTGAGTAACCCATTTTCGCACTTCAGAAAAATGTTTATCCCTCAATGCTTTCATCAATTCAAGAAGATTGATTTCACCAATCTGTACTAAAATACCAGCATCAATAGTTCCAGCTGATGAATATCTTTGAAGTTCGTTTATTACTCTCCTCATATCTGGAAAGTGTTTCAAAACTAATTCAACAAGAACTTTTTCATCAAACTTGATTCCCTTCGCAGTCAAAATTTCTTTGACTCTTATCAAACAATCTTGCCCAAGTTTTGGTTTATCTGCTCTTGGAATTGTAAACTCTACTACAGAGCAACGTGAATGGATAGGATCAATGATCCGATTACGAAAATTACAAGTAAAGATAAAACTAACATTGCTGCTAAATTTTTCAATGAACCCCCTTAGT